TCAATTCACGGCGACAACGCTGCGCCGGATGATGCCCGGACCGACGCTGCCGCTGATCTGCGCCACAGCAATGTCGAGCGCAGCTTGCGGGCCGCCCAGGTCGGCGGTCTCCATTGCCGCGGTGTAGAGGAAGGCCGGCGTCGCCACCTCCACCTGCCGCCTCAACATGGCGCCGTCATAAATCTGGAGCTTGTAGCGCTCCGCAGCTTCCCAAAGGGGAACCTCGGCCTGCTGCCAGTTGTCGCCATCGATGCGCGTGCGCCTGATCCAGGTGACGTTGACGCCGGACCCATCGCGGCGCGCCCGCAGATGCACAGGCGAAAGCGGCCGAAGCGCCAGACCGGCCGGGCTTGAGTCAAGCGTCACGACCGATGGATCGGCAGCATCCACCCCGGCTGGCACGATGCGCAGTTTGACGCTGCGCCCCAGATCGGCGAGGCCGTTGCCAAGCGGCGCCAGCGCCTCGTCGACACCGACGATCAGCGCCCCGCTGGCCACGGGCCGCAACGCAGCGGGTTCGGATCCGCCAAGCCCGCGCAGCAGATGCGACAAGCGATAGCGGCGCGGGCCGACCAGCGTGATCGAAGCCGCAGCGACGATCTCCCAGAACCCGTCGGGGCCAAGCACGGCGAAGGCGTTGGCGCCGCCCAGCACTGCGGCGTCGCTGACGCTCTGCAATGCGCCGGCCTCGATCTCGATGTCGAAGCCGGCAGCCCGGTCCCAGCGCCAGAGCGGGCCTGCCGCCAGCCCGCTGACCAGACGCCCGACCAGCGCTGGCTGAAGCACGCTCGCGAACGGATCGAACGTGGCGCCATCGGTTGAGCGAAGCACGTCGAGCGAGCCCGGCCAGGGCGCGGCATGCGCCGCGAGGAACTGCAGCACAGGTTCGCTCCCGCGCTGCACCGGCAATTCCATCAGAACCGCGAACGGCTTGCCGGCGAGGGCGGGGGCAGGCGCCGCGCGCGAAACAATCTCGGGCACCACCCGGGTGCTGGCCGGATGACGCTCGCTGCTCACCGCCGTGACGCGGCGCACGTCGCCATCTGCGATCTGGGTGATGCGAAACAAGCGTGGCTTGCCATCCAATGGCACTGTGCAGACATCGCCAGGCTCAAGCGCCAGGTCGCGCGGGGACAGCCGGAACGTCAGGGTCTCGCGGCCGACCCAAGCCTCCTTCAAGCGCTGCTCGGCCAACCGGTCGGCTTCGGCGCGGCTGGTGACGATGGCGGCATCGATCGCGACCTCGCGGCGCGCTGCGCCTGCGAGGCGGCGCGAGCGGCTGGCGGCGCTGCGATAGTCCCAGTTCCCATCGACAAAACCGACCCTGAGTTCGCGCGGAAGCTCAGTCTCCTGGGCCCGGCGCAGCTCGAAAGGCTTGCCATCTCGCTCAGGCACGAACTGGTCGAGGCTGATGGCGACGGGCGCGCGCCCGCTCTGCCCACGCAGAACGAAGCGGCCCTCGTTGAAGCTTGCATCAAGGCCGAACATCCGGGCCAGCGGCTCCAGTGCGGCGCGGGCCGACATCGGGCGATCAATGACGTAACCGTCGACAATCTGATCGATGTCGAGCTGGAATGCCCCCTGCAGGCCGAAATCTGCGAGGATCGCACTCACGAGGCGATCAAGCGGCGCCGCTTCCAGCCGCCCGTTGAGCCAATGCCCGGTGCTCCAGTTGCCGCCGTCGCTCCAGACGCTGGCGAGCATCGGAAAAGCGGGGAAAGGGCGCGCATCCCAGGCCCAGACGGCCACTTCGGACGGTGCGATCATGCGCGCCGTGCCGGTCCCATTCAGCGGGTTGGCCGTTGCCTGGAACAGCGGCGACGCGGGATCGAACACGCCAAGCTGGGCTTCGAGCGCCCGCAACTGCGCCAGATCATCCCGCTCGCCGGACGAAAAGAACGGCAGCGCGTTCTCGGAAGATTTTGGATCGGGAAACACGTTCGGGGCATTCGCGCCCTTGTCGACCGCAGGACAGCCCACTTCAGTCAGCCAGATCGGCTTTGAACCGGGCACCCAGACGGTGTCTGCGCCAAGCTCGGCACCGGCGACGCGCTCGCGGTGCGGGTTCAGCCACCAGTTCGCCATGTCCTTGGCGCGGAACATCCAGGGCTTGCCGAAGGCTCCGTCCGTGATCGGCGTGCGCGTCTGGGCTCGTCGCGCGGCCTCGCTGGCATAGAACCAGTCGAAAGCCTCGCCGCCGGTCTGGCGCGCGGCAAGATAGTCCGCGTCGTGATGCGAGCGGGCGACGCCTGCGTCGAGATGATCGACCCCGTCGCGCCAGTCGCTGATCGGCGCATAGTAGTCGATGCCGACCGCGCTGATGGCGCTGGATGCCCAGAGCGGATCGAGCGGAAAGCGCACCTCCTGCCCGCCCGCCAGCACATGCGCGCCATACTCGGTCCAATCCGCCGCATAGGTGATGCGGACGCCGGGCCCAAGCATGGCGCGCGCATCAACCGCGATCGCCTGCAAGGCAGACACGAAGGGATAAACGCCGGAGGCGGAGCGCACGCGGCTGAGGCCCACCATCTCCGACCCGATGATGAAGCCGTCGACGCCGCCGGCCGCCTCCGCAAGCCTCGCATAGTGCAGGATGTGGCGGCGGAAACTCCATTCGTCCGGCTTGGCGCAGATGACCTGCCCATCGGCGAGGCTGATGTCGGCGGGCGTGACCGTGCCGACGAAGGCGCTGATCTGCGTGGCGGCGGCTTCGGTGGCGTCGACCGTGCCGGGTTGGCCCGGAGCCGGCGCCGAGGTGATGCGTCCGCGCCACGGCAAGGCCGGCTGACCGGCGCCGCCTTGCGGGTTCGGCAGCACGTTTGAGGGGCCGATGTCCATCATGATGAACGGATACAGCACCACTTTCAGCCCGCGCCGCCTGATCTCGGCGATGAGCGCCAGAAGGCTCGCGTCGCTGGGCGTGCCGCCAAAGATCGCCCGGCCGTCGACCTCGGTGACCAGTCGTGCGGTGGTTCGCGTCAGGCCGGCGACGCCCCAGGTTGCGCCATCGGTGACCTTGGACGCGTTGTCGACGCGCGGCGCGATGGTGCAGTTGCCAGCCCTCAGATCATCGCCGAACCAGCTTGCGATGATCTGGATCGTGCCGATATCGGGGCAGAGCGCCTGAAGTTGATCCAGCGAAGCCATCACGTCGCTCGGCGCCTGCAACTGGTGGCGGTTCTCCGGCGCGGTGTTGCCAAGGCCGAAAGGCCGCGTCACGAGGCCGGTCTCGTAGGCGAACTCGCTCGAACCGGGGATGAGATTGACCGAGCGAACCTGATCGGCGAGGCCGGCCAGGGCGCGCACGACCTCGAAAGCGAGTTGCGGCACGCGGTTGCCATAGTCGGCAAGCGGCAGCCGCTCGAACACGACATAGGCCGTGCCACGATAGGCCGGGGCGTTGGCAGCTCCTTCCTTGGCGACGATGAGCGCATCCGGCATCTGGGCGTCGTCGCCGCGATGAACGCGCATGGTCACTTTGGTCAGGTCGATCTCGCGGCCATCGGCCCAGACCCGGCGCACGAAGCTGATCGGCCCTTCGCAAAGCCCAATCGCGAGGTTTGCGTAGTAGCTGTAGGTGGTCTCGCGGGTTTTCTGCCCGGAAAGGCCCTTGCCGCCGCCAGCCTTGCGGGTCGACGTGACGGTCTGCTCTTCGAAGCGGGTTGCCCAGATCAACTGGCCGCCAAGCCTCGCCCTGCCATAGAGCCTCGGAACGGCGGCCCCTTCGCTGGAGGCGAGGCCGTCCATTTCCTTCAGGCGCGGCCCTTCGACCATCTGGCGCTTGCCGGCAAACAGCGCGCCGTCGATGACGGACCCCGCCAGCGCGCCGGCCGCGCGCCCGACGATGGCCCCGATCGGCCCGCCCACGAAAGAGCCGATGGCGGAGCCTGCGGCCTGCAGAACCAGTGTCGTCATGGGATGATCTCCGGAAAGCGGAACACGGCGGCGAGATGGCGCAGCCACCAGCCGGACAGCGCGGCCTCGGCCACCACGGCCCCGTCATGGGCATGGATCATCCAGCCGGGCGCGCTGACGATGGCGAGGTGCTTGGCGGGCAGATGCGCCCGCCAGCGAAACAGCAGCACGTCGCCGGGCTGCATGGCTGAGGCCTCGACCAGAACGAGATGCCGGCGCGCCGCGTCGAGCAACGGCTCGTGGCGCATGCCGGACGGCGCGCCGCTCTCGGCCCAGTCCGGCGCATAGGGCGGCGCGAGTTCAGGCTCGTCGCCCCTCGTCTCGCGCCAGACACCGCGGAGCAAGCCGAGGCAATCGCAGCCGACGTGGCGAAGCGAAGCCTGATGCTGGTAAGGGGTGCCAAGCCAGCCGCGCGCCGCCGCGACGATGTCGCCGCACCCACTCATTGGAAAAGGCTCCCGCCATCGAAGCGCTGCGCATTGCTCCCGCCCGCCACCTGCAGCAGGAAATCGGTGCCCGGAATGTGCGGAAAGCCCTGGAAGTTGACGGCATTGGCGAATTTCGCGCCGCAGGTGCCGAAGCTCTTGTCGCAGCCCGGCGTCACCTCGACACTGTCTCCGAGCGCAACCGGCTGCGGCGCATCGAGCCACAGATCGATCACCGCGGCGCCGCCATCAAGCTGGTGGCTGCGGACCTCGACCGCGTGGCCCGCATTGCCGCCGCTTGTGAACATCAGCCGGCCGCCGGTGAACCAGCCTTCGGCAAAGGCCGCGAGACCGGACAGCCGGACCTCGCCCTGGCCGGAAGAGCCGACGACCAGCCCGGTTGCCGCACTGATCATCTTCCTGCAGCGCGCGTCGCCCAGATCAGCGCCGCAGCGGGCCGTGTAGAGCCTGCCGCGTTCCTCGTCGAACCGGTGCGCGGCGCTGCGCAGTTCGGCCACGAAGGCCGCGTCCGCGCGCCGGATTTCGCCGATGACCATCACATCGAGGCGCTGGCGATTGGCCGGATCGCTCCAATCGACCAGATGGACCGCGACTTCCGCGCCATCATAGAGCCCGCGTCCGATGTCGGCCTCGGTGATGCCGGCTGAATGCAGCACCCCGGCGGCATCGACGTTGCCGACCGAGAAGCCGAGTTCGCTTTCAGCCTCGGAGGCTTCGAGCCCCGAACGGGCCAGGTAAGTCACGCCGCCAAAAACGACGTCGCCGTCATGGTCGGTGAAGCCCATGACGATGCCGTCGCGCCGCGTCAGTCGCCAGCAGCGGGCAAGCGTCGTCACACCGCCGGCCAGGTGGGCCGCCAGTCCTGCCTGAATGGTTTTCATGGGTTCACACGATGAGTTCGAGAAGGGGAATGCGCGGGATTTCGCCAGCCTCGAAGGCGCTGAGTTCGACCTCGAGTTCATCGATGTCGAAGCGCACGGGCACATCGAATTCAAAGCCGGCCGTGATCGCAAGGCCACTGCCCGGCGCGGTGGCGAGCGTCACCAATCCGGTCGTGGCATCGACGCTGAATGCGGTGGAGGCCAGTTCGGCCTCATCCACCGCGATCCTGACGGTTCCGGCGACAGGCTTCCTGATCGGCCGGGAATAGGGCGCGTTTTGCCCGCCATAGCTCTTCGCAAGCTGGAAACGTGTCACCGTGCCGTCGCCGGTGCCGATCGCCTGATCGAAAGGCGTCGGAACGGCGCCGGCGGCGCCGCTCGTCCAGTCGAGCCTGTCACGCCAGCGAAAGCCGATCAGCCGCCCGCGCCGCTCCTCGAAGAAGGCGATGACGGATGAGAGGCCGGCCAGCGTCTTGACCCCGTAGCCGGCATCGAACCTGCGGCGCGAATGTGCCCAGCGTGCGTTGCGATGCTCGCGGCCCGAGGCGAGCGTGACAATGTCGGTCCTGCGCACCGGGCCGCCGCGCGCGCCGCGCGAAATATCGGTGGGAAAGCGCACTTCGTGGAAGTCGGCGAATGACATGATGTTTCCTCACAGGCTGCGGCGGCCGCGCGCCACGGCGCGGGCGATGGTGGCCGACATCTGGCCCTCCGAGCGCCGGAAGCTTTCGGCATCCGGCGTCGAGATGTTGAACGTGACGTTGACGGGTTGCCCGCCCTGCCCGCCCGCGTTGACCCCAAGCTTGCCGTCGCTTCCACGCGCCAGCGGCAGGATCGCTTCCGCGCCCGCCTCGCCCATCAAGCCAAGATTGCGGCCCATGCCGAAGTAGGTTGGCTGTCCAACGATGCCGCCATCGGCGAAGGCCTGCACGGAGCTCGGCAACTGAGCCGACGCGCCGCCGAAGATCGCGCTGCCAAGGGATTTGACGCCTTCGCTGAGAAGGCTGGAAACACCGCTCTCGAGCGGCTTGAAGGCGGACTTGAGCAGCGTCTCGGACAATCGGAGCCCGACAGACCGCAGAATATCCTCGAAACGCCTGCCTTCGATCACGCCGCTGGAAAACGCTCTTGTCAGCGAGCGGCCAAACGTGGTCGCCGTCGTGTTCAGGTCGCGCAGCAACCGTGCCTGTGTCGCCAGGCCCTCGGTCGACATCGGCAGGTCGTCGGCAGCTTCATCCATGGACTGGTTCCTTGTGACAGTGACAATCTTGCGGCCGAACGAATCTCAACCGCCGTCATCCGGAAAGCGGCGCATCAGTTCGGCGAGGGCGTCCGGCTTGAGCGCCTCCGTGCCGCGCCCGCCGCCGCCCGCCATGAGCAGCAGTTCCTTCGGCGTCAGCGACCAGAAGACATCCGGGGTGAGCCGCAACCGGCCCAGGCCGAGAGCCATCGCATCCGCCCATGGAAACCGGCGGAAGGATGGATGCACGGCCGGGCCGGTCACGGCTGCGGAGGGTGCACCGGTTGCGCCTCTTCCGGATCGCCGAAGGTCTCGGCAAACAGCGCGGCGATGGCGCTGACCAGCGGTCCCAACCCGCCGTGCGCCGACCACGACCTGATTTCAGCCTCGGGCACATTGTGGCCGGCGCCCTTGAGCCCGATGCGCACGATGCCGATCAGATCACGGGCCGACAGCCGTCCTGATCCCAGCCTCTCGCCGAGACCCACAAGGTCACCGGCGGCAAACGCGTCCTCGAGTTCGGCGAGGCTTCCGAGAGTGAGTTTGAGCGACAGGCGCCTGCCTGCGACCTCGAACGGGATTTCACCGCGATGCCTGTTGACCATGGCAAACCTCAGATCGCGGTGAAGGTGAGCGGGCCAGCGGATTCGAGACTAAGCTCGAAGGTGACTTCGGCGGCATGCTCGCCGCGATACTCCAGCGTCGAAAGCTGGAAGAGCCCCTGCACGCGCCCGAAATCTGGGATCACGATCTGCCACTGGCGAATGTCGCCATCGAAGAAGATCTGCCGGACCAGCGCGTGCGAGGCCTCGTCGCGAAAGACGCCGCCGCCCGACATCGAGGCTCGCCTGATGCCGGCGCCGGCAAGCAGTTCGCGCCAGCGGCCCGCCGACTCGGTGTGGGTGATGTCCACCGCCTCGGCATTGAAGGAAATCTGGCGGGCCCGCAGGCCGGCCACGGTGGTGAAGGCGTTGGCGGCGCCTTCGAGGCGCAGCAAGAGTTCACGGCCACGTTGAGCGGTCATGGGAGGCTCCAGGGTTCAAGTTGAGGATGGGGTCAGATCTGGTCGGTGACGCAGCGCAGCCGGACGACAGCGCGCGACAGTCCGGTTCTCGCGTCCCGGCGCACATCGAGCCCGGTCTGGCGGATCTGCACGAGACGATGGCCCACTGGCACCAGCGGAGCGTCGTGAAGCACAAGGCCGATGCGGCCTGCGATTGTCAGCGCAACGGACGTCTCGGCGCCGCGTGGAGCCCAGACGACGAGTTCGATGGTCTGCTCGCAGCCGAGTTCGGTGCTGCTCGACCAGTCACGGGCCTCGACATCGCCGTAGACCACGTAAGGGCCAGTGGCGGCGCGTGGCGGCTCATCGTGAACGCGCGGGCCTCCCAGCAGCGCGAGGAGAGCGGCATCTGCAACCAGCCGCGCCTGGATGGCGCGGCGCACGGCGATCACGGCATCCATCATGGCGAAATCTCCTCGCAGCGGCAGACAAGCCGGGTTCCGTTGCCGTCAGGCTCACCCACCGACATGATGCCGAAGATGCGTCCAGCGCCGCTGAAGCGCATGCCGGCATCGACACCGGTGCGCCAGCGGATGGTGATGTCATGGAGCCCGGCCTGCTCAGGCCGGTCGGCGCGCCAGCGCTCGTCGCCTGACACCCAGGCGATTTCCGCCCAAAGGCTGACGACCGTGACGAAGGTTGTAGTGCCACCACCCGCATCGTCGGGGGCAAGGATGGGCGCCTGGAGAGCCAGACGGCGTCGCATCGTTCCGATTGCGGAGTTGCGCCTGGCCATGCTCAGATCCTCACCCGGCGATAGGGCGCGATCAGCGCCATCACATCGGCGGGCAGCCGCGCGTCCCCGCGCTGGGCCGCATCGCCACGGTGCTCGAACCAGCGGGCAACCAGCATCATGATCGCCTGGCGGAACGGCTCGGGCACCGCTGCGGGCGTTGCGCCATAACCGGCCAGAACGTCGATCTCGATGCCCGCCATCGCGCGCGCCGGGCCGGGAACCGCAGCCTGCAGCCAGACTGCCGGCGGATCGGCTCCGGTCTCGAGCGACAGGGCGCCAGCCGCCAGCGGAATGGGTGCGCCGCCGGCATCGAACACACGCGCAGCAACGATCTGCGAGACGGGCGACAGCGGCAACAGCGCGCCGCCGCGCGCCGGCCAGGCGTCCAGCACCAGCCGCCATGTCTGATGAATGAGCAGTCTGCCGCCGGCGGCCTCGATCAGCAGACGCGAGGCCGTGATCAGGGTCCGGATCAGATCGTCCTCGTCAGCGCTGTCCGACCTGAGGTAAAGCTTGACGTCCGCGAGCGTCACCGGTTCGGCGGCAGGAGAGGTCAGCAGGATGGGGCGCAT